CTGTAAAACTCCTTATACCTGACAATCCACAAGTGGGTGTACTTGACGGTATGACTGTACTTCAACATAGGATAGGTATCGTTAAACGTTTTCTTTCATCTGAACGTGATGGGTACGTCAGGGCAGAAATCTCTGGACTTACAAACACTCTTCGTTTCAGACACCAGAAACCACTGGTTAATCTTCCTGGGGTAGATAAGCCTTGGGGTAAGGAAATACGTGGATGTTTGATTGCACCTGACGGACATCTTTTGTGTGGTGCTGACATGACATCACTTGAAGATACTACCAAGCGTCACTATATGTATCCATATGATCCAGACTATGTTGCAGAGATGTCACAGGATGGGTTTGATCCACATTTAGACTTGGCAAAACATGCAGGGTCTGTTACTCAAAATCAAATTGATAGGTATAATAATGGAGAGTTACCTGAGTTGAAAGATCTACGCAAAAACTACAAGGTGGTAAACTACTCAGCCACTTATGGTGTTGGTGCAGCTAAGTTATCAAGGACAACTGGCATGACAATACAGAATGCACAAAAGCTTATTGATGCCTATTGGAAACGTAACTGGTCTGTTCAGAAGTTTGTCAGTGACCAGACTGTACGCCGTATCAATGATGAGATGTGGGTACAGAATCCTGTCAGTAAGTTCTGGCATAGCTTGAGGTTTGAGAAGGATGCTTTCTCTACTATCAATCAAAGTACTGGAGCCTATTGCTTTGACAGGTGGGTTGCACTATATAGATCAAAGAGGTCTAATATAGTTGGCCAGTTTCACGACGAGAGTATTAACGTAATCAGAAAAGGAGAAGAGAGTGTTCACACATCAGTTCTACAATGGGCTATAGAAAAACTTAACGAACAGTTGAAATTAAATGTTGACTTAGGTATTGACGTACAGTATGGTCAAACCTATGCAGATGTGCACTAAACAAAGGAGGTAGCAATGGCTACACGAATAGTAAAAGTAACTGGTATTGCAGAGTGGGCGAAAGTTTTTGAACAGAACCGTGACCTCACTGGATGGAAACCAACACCCCAAGCAAGGGGTAACTATGAAGATTTTGATGGGGCATGTACGATCAACCTCATCTTAGACGATGTTGAACTTGGTAAGCTGCAGTCCGCAGGTATGATTACCGCAACATCACGAAGACAACCTAAGCCCGATCCTGAGGGACGTGGGCTGATTGTCAAGTTTGATCGTAAGTTTAATACTGGAAAGGATTGGAGCAGTGGTGCACCTAGTGTTACAAACCCTGCTGGTGATACTTGGGATTACGATAGCGATGGTTCCATTGGCAATGGGTCTACTGTAGAGTTGACCGTAGCTGTCTATGATATACCCAGATATGATAGCGTAGGTTCACGCCTTGAAGCTGTTCACGTTTTGGATCACGTCCAGTATATTCAACCTCAGGACGATGGAGGCTCCCCCCCTTCTACAAAGAAGCCTGAGTCAGCACCTACAGAAGAAGCAGTATTGTTCTAAGGTGTAACTATGGGGTGGGGGTTTTGTCCTTTCTCCTCACCCCAATTTTATTAGGAGTTGATATGTCTAAAATAGGAACTCTTGTAGGAGATATCTACAGAGTGATACAAGGAGAAGGTGGTTGGAATAAAACTATCAGTACTGGTATGGCTATGGCTGTAGCTAGTTCTGCAAACAACCGATTCTCTAAGCCCCAAAAAGCTAGGGGGTATCTGTCGTTATCTTCTATCGGTACACCCTGCAAAAGAAAGCTGTGGTATAGGATAAATTCAACTGGAGAAGGAGAGCCACTACAACCTAACACACTACTTAAGTTCTTTTACGGCGACATGATCGAAGAACTTATACTAAGTATGGCTGAGGCAGCAGGTCATGATGTACAAGGTCAGCAAGATAGGCTAAATGTACATGGTATCAAAGGTCATAGAGATGCAGTGATTGACGGTATGACTGTTGATGTAAAGTCCTGCAGCTCCTACGCATTTAAAAAGTTTAAGGACGGTAAGCTCAGGGAAGATGACCCCTTTGGTTACATATCTCAGCTAAGTTCTTATGTGTATGCAGGTAAGGATGACCCACTGGTTACAAACAAAACACATGGGGCTTTCCTTGCAATTGATAAACAGAATGGTCATGTATGTTTAGACGTGTATGACTTCACTGAGGAACTGAAGCACAAAGAGAAGGAGATGCAGGAGACTAAGGCTATGGTAGCTGGTGATATACCTGCTACACGTATCTCTCCAGTACCTCAATCTAAGACTAGCCCTAACATGAAGTTGTCAATGCAGTGTGGATATTGTGAATACAAAAAGTTGTGTTGGCCTAACTTACGTACCTTCTTGTATTCAAAAGGTCCAGAGTTTCTTGTGCATGTTGAGGTAGAACCCAAAGTACCAGAGGTTAAACATGACAAAGCAAGCTAAACAAAAAGGTAGGCTTGGTCAGCAAGAGATTAGAGACAGACTGTTGGAAACCTTTCCTGAGTTTGAACCTGATGACATCAAGTCTACTATCATGGGTGACAGTGGAGAAGACATTCAACTCTCACCTGCAGCTAGAAAAAAGATTCCGCTCTCCATTGAGGTAAAGAGACGGAAGGCAGAACTAAAAACTGTATACGGTTTTATCGAACAAGCATCTAGACATACACCACATGAACCTGTAGTGTTCTTTAGATCAGACAGAAAACCTTGGGTGGTGATGATTGGAATAGATCACTACATGGAACTATTAAGGAGTTGGAATATTGGGAATAAAAGTATGGGCAGTAACTCAAGGCCCGACAGCAATTGAAGATTTACCTGAAGATGAGTTATCTCCAGAAGATTCTGGTTACTTTCTTGTTTGCAAGACCGAGATTGATGGAGAAATAGAAGAGGCTAACTTTTGGTTTGACGACTTTGAAGATGCCTACGAATGGAAGAAACACTTTGACAGAAGCATCGAACCCTTAGAGGTTGGAGAGATGTATAAGGAGCACATGACATGAGTAAAACAGCAGTCGTATTCACTTGCGCACACTCAGAACCCTCGATATCAAATGAAAGATTTGACTGGTTGGCAGATTTTTTGTATGACATCAGGCCTGATTATGTCGTAGACTTGGGGGATGGTGCAGACCTTAAGTCCCTCAATAGTTATGACACTCGGTATCCACAAGCTATTGTAGCTCAGAATTATGAGGCTGATATCAACCACTACAACGATAGTATGGAGAGACTAAGGCGTAAGTTCAGGTTGATGAAAAAGAAACGTCCTGCTTTCTTTGGCTTTGAGGGCAATCACGAGAACCGAATTAAGAGGGCTATTGCAAATGACCCTAGACTGGAGGGAGCTACTTACGGTATAAGCTTCTCTCACTTACAGACGGATGTATGGTTTGATGAGTATCACGAGTATAACAATTCAGCCCCCTCCATCGTTGATTATGATGGTGTATCATATGCTCATTACATTTCTAGCGGTAACTATGGTACAGCTATGTCTGGTCTACATCACGCTTATGGGCTTATCCAGAAACGCCACTGTTCTACTACTGTTGGCCACAGTCATAAGCGTAGTATGTTTTTTAAAGATGATGCTCACCCTAGTCCAACTATCGGCTTGGTCGCAGGTTGCTTCAAAGGGGGCCAAGAAGGTTGGGCAGGGCAAGCTAACAATGAATGGTGGAAGGGAGTCATTGTTAAAAGAAATATCCAAGGTGGGTATTATGAACCAGAGTTTGTCTCACTGGAGAGATTACGAGATGTCTATGGCAAGTGAAGAACTAATAAATAGTCTTAGAGTAGGGGAGGGAAAGCTTGACTAATGCGAAAAAAACAGTATAACTTAAGTTTCCCCTACGAGGTAACTATAAACCTGCTAGTGGACAAAGATGCAAATTTCCTAGAGTTGTCTGGGGATAACTGCAATGTTGTAAAGGGTTTAATTGAGGATGCCCTTTACGACTTAGACGATGTAACAATAACTGGATGTGAGGTCATTCAACATGCTGACTAAAGAACAAATAGACTATTGGAATGTCCCTGATATGGGCTTTGACTTCTACCAAGAGGCTGCTTCTGATACTGCAATCTATAAGGTAGAACATCAGGTTATCTACCCTGCACTAGGCCTTGCTGCAGAGGCAGGTGAGGTAGCTAACAAAGTAAAGAAGATCTTACGTGATGGTAACTTTGACAGAGACGCCATTGCAGATGAGGTAGGTGACTGCCTGTGGTACATTGCTGCACTGTGCAGAGACCTTAACGTAAACATGGGAGAGGTTGCAAAGAATAACTTAGACAAACTTCAAGATCGAAAGAAACGTGGTACACTCAAAGGGAATGGGGACAAACGATGAGTAATTATTTACCAACAGACTATCAAGCCTTTATCCACACATCTCGTTATGCTAGGTGGTTGGATAAGGAAAACCGTAGAGAGTCTTGGCCAGAGACAGTTGAACGATACATGGATAATGTAGTACGACCTAAGCTAGGCAATGATTCTTTTGTGAACACTATAAGGGATGCTATCCTTGACCTAGAGGTAATGCCTTCCATGAGGGCAATGATGACCAGTGGTCCTGCCCTAGATAGAGATAACACCGCAGGTTATAACTGTAGTTATCTACCCGTAGATGACCCTAAGTCCTTCGATGAAGCTATGTTCATCCTCCTCTGTGGAACTGGGGTAGGGTTCTCCGTAGAACGCCAGTTCATAAGCAGACTTCCTGAAGTTCCAGACCTCTACGACAGTGAAACCACCGTCGCCGTCAGGGATAGTAAAGAAGGTTGGGCAAAGGCTCTCAGACAATTAATAGCACTCCTCTATAGTGGTGAGATTCCCAAGTGGGATACTTCTCGTGTACGTCCTGCAGGTGCTCGGTTAAAAACCTTTGGAGGCAGAGCTTCAGGACCATCACCTTTGATAGACTTGTTCAACTTTGTAATTAAAGTATTCAAAGATGCTCAGGGTCGTAAACTATCTTCTATTGAGTGTCATGATATCATGTGTAAGATTGGTGAGGTAGTAGTTGTAGGTGGTGTACGTAGGTCAGCTATGATTTCTCTATCCAACCTGAGTGATGATCGTATGCGTCATGCTAAGTCAGGTGCTTGGTGGGAGAATGATCCTCAACGTGCACTAGCTAACAACTCAGTCAGTTATACAGAGAAACCAGATGCCATTTCCTTTATGCGTGAGTGGATGTCTCTGGTAGAATCAGGGAGCGGAGAGCGTGGTATATTCAATCGTGAAGCAAGCAAGAAGCAAGCTGCTAAGTATGGTAGGCGTGATCCTGACTGGGACTTTGGGACTAACCCATGCAGTGAAATCATTCTTCGTCCGTATCAGTTCTGCAATCTTACGGAAGTTGTTGTCCGTGCTACAGATACTGTTGAGGATCTTGAACGAAAAGTCCGTATTGCAACTATACTTGGAACAATTCAGTCAACCTACACCAAGTTCCCATACCTGCGAAAAGTGTGGCAGCGTAATACAGAAGAAGAACGACTGCTTGGTGTGTCTCTCACAGGGATAATGGATAACAGGATTCTCACAAGTAAAAATAAAGGTTTACCTAAAACACTGGAGCACTTACGAAATGTCGCTGTTACTACTAATGCTGAATTTGCTAGTCGTTTTGACATACCGCCCTCTACTGCAATTAGCTGCGTTAAACCATCTGGTACGGTATCACAGTTGGTTGACTCTGCCAGTGGCATTCACCCTCGTCACTCTGCATATTATATCCGTACTGTACGTGGTGATAACAAAGATCCTCTAACCGCTTTCATGCAGGATCAGGGTATCCCTAGTGAGCCAGATGTAATGAAGCCAGATGCTACCACTGTGTTTAGCTTTCCTGTCAAGGCTCCACAGAATGCGATCCTTACTGCTGACTTAACTGCGATTGAACAGTTAGAGACTTGGTTAATGTATCAACGTCATTGGTGTGAGCATAAGCCTAGCATTACTGTGAATGTCCGTAAGGATGAGTGGTTCAGTGTAGGTGCATTTGTTTATGAGCACTTTGATGAGATGTCAGGTGTATCTTTCTTGCCCTATAACGAACATACTTATCAGCAAGCACCGTATCAAGAGGTTGGCAAGAACGACTATAAAAATCTTTTAGATTTAATGCCAAAGACTATTGACTGGAGCAAGCTTTCGGAGTATGAGAAAGAGGACACTACTGCAGGTAGTCAAACTTTAGCTTGCACTGGTGACGTGTGTGAAATTGTAGATATAGGAGCTTAGATGTCAGACTACGATCCAGTAAATAAACCTGCCCACTATAACCTGAGTGGTATAGAATGCATTGACTATATCAAACAGGTGCTAGGGACAGAAGGTTTTATCGCTTACTGTCAAGGCAACATGATTAAGTATCAACACAGACACAGGTATAAACAAAACCCTGTACAAGATATGGAGAAAGCACAATGGTATCTGGAAAAAATGCTAGAGGTAATGAAGGAAAAAAGCAAGTGAATCCATATGAACAAGGGAGGTTGGCTTTTATCCAAGGTCAACTTTCAAATCCCTACAACCAACAGTATAAGTTTAGAGAACACAGGAACTGGCAGTTAGGTTTTGATCAAGCCTACTTCCGCAACTTAGGATGGGTAAAAGAACGTGAACAAAAAAACAACAAGCCTTGAAGAAGAGGCGGAACAGTATCGACAGAAGAAGCTAGGGAGACCAGCTAAAAATAAAAATAAACCCCTGACAGCACGCCTTTACCTTGCAGGACAAGCTCTTGCAGGGCTTTTGGCGGCTCATCAGGGGCGAGCTAGGGTTGAAGAAATAAAGCATGAGGCCTTCGAGTGGGCTGATAAAATGCTAGAGGATTAGTTCCCCATCTGTTTCTTGAAGATGTCTAGATCCTTCAGATCTTTTTGAACAGCTAAGTGTTGCTGTAAGATGAAGAGTTCTGCTGGATCTAGGTCTTCAATATCTCCGAGATTCAATTCTTTCGTTGCTTTTTGGACATCTTTTTTAGAGTACTTACTGGTTAGGTCAAACTGTAATGGAATTACATCTTCTAAATCTGAATATTGCATACGTAAAAAAACTTTAGCTAACTCTTTAGCTCTAGGTAAAACATCTTGTTTCCAGTGATGCAACTTTTCAGATGGATCTAAAGTTTCAAACCAACCTGATTCTAACAGTAGTCCTGATTCTGCTTCTATTACATCAAACAGTATACCATTGTAAGCATTAGCAGCTTCGGGTACTTGCTCTCTTATTTTATATGCAGCATTAATATCAAACTCTGGCAGACCCATACGTGCCATTACACGTTGAGTATCTGTAAGCCTAATAGTTCTAACACCTAATACTTTTGTAGATTGTATGTCTGCTCTACCTGCTGCTGCACTCTCTCTTGCTTCTGCGAGAGGCTCTCCTGTAAACAGGGGTATGATATTATCTACGTAACGAAGTGCATTGTTTATGAGCCTACTGTTTTGACTCCTGTCTATAGGTGCAGCATCTTCTCCCCTAGCTAAACCTGCAACAATATTTACAGGTTCTAAAGGTCGAGTCAGTGGGTTTGCATACTGAGATGCTAGACTTACTGAAGCAATTTCTAAAGCCTTTCTTACATCACGTCTTTCAGGATCTACTAACATCTCTATAGATTCATAAAGGTCTCTTTGGTTTTTATTTAGTGTTCTAAATAACCCAGAAGGTCCGAAATCTAAACCAAAATTTTTAGCAGCTTCACGAGCTTGTTGTGTTTCACCCATAAAAACTAATGCCCACACCCTAGCTCCAGCCTTATAAGCTGAAATAGGAAAGTCATACTGCTGACTTATTGTTTCTCCAGTTAAGGGGTCTACTGCACTATACATAGGCAACCCCTGTCTTATATAATCTTTTTCTTTTTCTATTAACGTATATAAAATACCAAGAGAAACAAAAGACCTAGACAAAGCTTCTGTCTTTGACATATCATCAAAAAATCCAGCACCCTTTAATGCCAAGTTAACTCCAGGAGTATTCTTACCCATAAATGCAACAGTGTTATTAAAGAATCTTCCAAAAGGAATTTGCATACCAATTATAGGAAAATTTCTAGCATCTTCTAAGAGTCCAGCTATCTTACCTATACTACCTCTACCCTTATAAGACTTAGAAAATATAGCTTCGAGGGTATCTTCAACTGCACTTGCTTCTATGTCTCTGTATGCTTGAGTTGCCATGTACTCTCCACGAGTCATACTCCCAATTTTATCAGCCGTATTAAACTCATTCCAACCTTTACCTGTAGCTACCCTAAGTTTTTTATCCATCTGAAATAGAAACTCTTGAGATTTTGTAAATGAATCTTGTGCCTGTACAAGAGTTAATTTTTGAACAAGGTCAATCTTGTCGTCTATCGCAAGGCCCAACAGCTTTTGATTAGCAGAAAATTTACCCCCTGTTATAACATTATTTACACCTTCTACACCTCCTGGGAGTACACTATCTAATCTTTGAAGTGCCTCTGAGTTTCTTGTAAGTGCAGCTTGAAATGCTGTATAAGTCATGTCAGGATCAAAAAAGAATTTTACTCTTGATGCATTAGCTTTGATAAGAGCTGAAGCAAGTTGTTGAGAATTTTTACCAGCCTCTACATCACCAACAAGTCTTTGAACAGTTCCTCTACCTGCATATAGCAAAGCACTTACCATATCAGAGCTACTTTGTAGGGCGGTATTAGCTCCCCAACCAATTACATTGAGGGCACTTGTAGAGGGGTGGGCTACCAACAACCTTATTAATCTATTTTGACCTTTCTGAAATCCTTCTGATAAAATACTAGGATCTTTTTTAACACTCTTACTACTTTTTATAAGACCATTATCAAGAGCAGCTTGATATAAATCTTTTAGCTCTGCATCTGAAATAGATATCCCAAGTTGTTTAGCTGACTGACCTACAACACCAAGAGCTTTGCCATACTCTGACATCTTATAAGAAAGAATGTCTCCAATGTCTCTACCAGTTACTTCAGATCTTGGTATTACTTGACCGCTATCTCCACGAACTTCTATCTTATTTCCTGTAGCTTTCTCTATCGAGTCTAGTAAATCCTGTGCTTCTTTATTACTTGCGTCTGAAACAATGTCTGCAACCCAATTTGTAAAACGATCCCCCTCAAAACGAGGCGACCACACAAAACCCTTTTCGAAGAGAGTCTGAGTTAATCCTTTAAATACAACTTCATCATCTTTTTTATGACCCAACATTAAAACTTTAAAAAAGTCAGAACTAAAATCTAAACTATCTTTAGAAAGCACTGCACCTTTTTCGAGTTTAACTTTCCAATCTGGACCAATAGGTACAACATCTTGTTCCAGATACTTAGCAATAGCTTGAGATACATCAGCTAATACCCCTTCAACTTCTGGTTCTGCAAACTCTTGTACAACAGTACCACTTGTACCACGCCTTGCAATTAATCCAGCTTGTATACCACCTAGTATAATACCACCTGCTGCAGCTATACCAACGGAAGCCCAGTTCATATCTTCTTGTGCATCGACATCAATAAGACCATCTTGATACAGGTACTCCATACCAGCACCCATTGTAGCATCTATTGCAGTGACAATTCCAATTTCTGCAAGGGCAGATTTAGTAGCTAACCTCTGAGCTGCAGTTTTTCCTAGAGTTTGTTGGGCGTAGTTTGATATCCTAGCCTTACTTGTTGTACGAGCTACCTTCAAACCATCAGTAAATACTTTCGTACCTGCTGCATCAACAACTTTTTTAGAACCTCCCTTTTTCATAGCTTCATAAGCTGCACGTTTAGCAGCAGATGTACCTACACGAAGGGAAACATTTGCAGCAGCTTTACCTATCAAACCACCTACTAGGTTTACTGGATCTAAGATTACACTCCTAGTAAAATCCATTACACCTTCTGCTTTTTCTCCAAAGGTAGTCTCATCACTAAAAATACCAGCCATATTTTCATACAACTGGTATGCAGCAGCAGCTCGTGCTTTCTTTTCAGTGTCATCTTGTATGTCGTTGATGTAATCCATTTCAGACAACCCACGCACACTGTTGCCTGAGACTACACCCCTACGATTATTTAAAAAACTATCTACAACAGACTCTCTACTCTCTCCCTCAAAAGATTGAGAACCATATCTGTCTGCCATATATCCCTCAATAATAGAGTACATAGCATCATCATCTGCCATATCATCTTGAGAGTATGTTCCTGCTTCAGGAAGTTTTAATTTTTGAGATGGGCCTAGTGTAACATCTGCAAACGGGTCTTTAGTTTCAGATCCCAGTGTTACATTTGCAAAGGGATCACTGCTTTGGGTTTCCGTTGGCGTCATGTAAAACTCCATTTATAATTTTATCACCAGGTTGAGCATTTAAACTTTGTAAATTAGGGCTGCTATCAATATCTTCTTGAGTTAAAACAGTACCTGTAGGACTAGGTATCGCTTCTTCAGCCTGTAAGTATGGGTTAAGAAGAGGATTCTTTTTGTAATCAAAGAAAATATTTGGGTTTCTTTCAGCCATCACCTCAAAAGTGTTCGTATTAAAAAACATATCCATTAGTACGTTTTGAGCAGTAGATAATGTAGAACCTGAACCTTTTTCCACTCCGTCTATTGCTGCCATTAGTCTATTTCTGTCTCCGCTAATCTCTGGCAAAGATATCAGTTTTTCTCTGGCTAAAGGTAATAAACTGTTTACAGCTAAATCAAATTGGGTTTCGTACTTCTCCATCTGTTTTGTTGTATCTACCCCAAAATCTGCACTAGGTACGACGAAAGCAGTCCTTCCTGGAGAACTTGTCATAGCAGTAATTTCTTGAGCAAGATTGTAATACTCTTCTTTATCTGAAAGGTCAGCACCAGTAATCATAGAAACATAATCCATTTTAGTTTCTTCTGTTGCACTGGACTTGACAACTTGCATTAAAGAAGGGAGCATAGAGTAGCTAATGTTTAAACCGTCCTCTTTTGCTTTACCTATAAAGTCTATAATATCTGAGGCTGCAAAAGGATCTTCTAAAACAGGTTGATAAAATTTTAAAGTCTCTTCATCTAGATCTAAACCCTCTAATTGGGTTTTTAATTTTAATGTATCTTCCGCAGCTTTTGTATATTTATCCCCTGTCTTATACTTAGCCCGATCACTTTCTTTAGTTATTGCAAGCTCAAACAAAGCATTTTCACGCTTAAGAGCTATCTCTTCTTCTCTAATTTCTTTTTCTCTGACACGCTCTAGGTTTTTCTCCAGTGAATCTGAAGCACCTGCCCAACTAAATCCCATTATATTCTCCTAGCCATTAACCCTTGTGGTACTTCTGTTTCTTCTTCAGGTTCCACCATTACTTCTTCTTGTGGCTCTTGCTGTACTTCTTCAACAGGCATACCTTTTTCTTTTTTCATTTCTCTTAACATTTTTAAAGCGTGTTCAGAATCTCTTTGATATTGAATCCCATCTTCTTCTTCTTGATCCTCTTCAAAACCCTCTTTAAATTCTACCTCTGAGTCTATTGCAAGACCTCTGATGTACTCATGTAATACTGGTGCAATAACTAAGCTAACATCTAAACTATGTTTACCTGCCATGACAGCACTACGAAGCACACCCTCTACTAATGATACAAGATCTAAACCCTCTTCCATAAAATGAAACGCACTCTTTAAAGCTTTAGGCTGAGTGATGTGATCTATGTGCATGTTAAGAGCTTCGTATGGATCAGCAGTTTCTGGTGGCCTTTCGAACGGCAAGTTCTTAGGTTCTGATGTCAGTGATTGACCTGGAATAGGTGCTGCAAATATTATACTCATTAGTTTTCTTTCCAGTTAAAGACAGGTTTTGCACTGTTAAGACCTTCAGTAGGATCAAGTCCAGCAGCTTCATGTCCAGACCAAGGCTTCCATGACTTACCTTCTGCTGCCTTATCTAGTGCAAACTGTATCTGTTTTGTTATGCCCTCTAAAGTATTATCTAATGACAAACTTCTACCAGTCTGTTCTTCATACTCATTACCTAGTCCACCACCTACATATAATTGGAATGGTCCATAAGAAGCTTCACGACCCCCTACCTTTTTCTGAGACCCCTCTGTAATACTGGACTGATAAGAGTTAAACCCTTCAGCTTTATAAATAGCTAAGGCAGAGGTAGCAGATATGTTTCTAAGTTTTGCTTCTCTCTTAATAATACTTTGAATTTTCTTTGGAGAAAGATCTTCAGGATACTCAGGTATTGTGACCTTTACAAACTCTTGATCTGCAGCTTCAGCCGAAGGAGATACATCAATAACATCTTTATTTACAAATTCTTGATCTGGAGCTTCGGCTGAGGGAGATACATCAATAATATCTTCATCACTTTTTGATTCTAGCTTTGCTCTAAGGTTTGCATTTGTTTCTTCTAAAGAACCAGAACTTAAAGTGGCTTTTCTTTTAGTCCTTCGTTTCTCTGCCTGATCTGCTTCACGTACAATACTACCAGCTAGTCCTGAAAGCCTAGCTAGAGGATCAACTTCTAAAGAGCTAGGCCTACTTCGTGGTCTTACTACACCTCTTTCTACAAGAGACTTTCTTGTTGGAGCTTTTTGCCCCTTAACCAAAAGTTGTGTCCTAAGATTTGTTACAGAGGGTCTTTTATAAAGTGCCATTTATTTTCCTAATCAAAAGCATTAAACAACAGGTCAAAAATAAACTTAGTCTTACCTTTGTCTTCTGAATATTTAATAGATTCCTTCAACTCTTCTAAACTTTTATCTGCCAATAAGATTTGTAGTGCACGATCTTTAGAATCTTCAGAGGATTGAAAGTTATACTGCATCAAGTCTCTCTCACGTTGCCAGATCTGATCCAAGTTACTTGAGGTTAAAGAGTTAATGGTCTTTGCATAGTTCATATTACTCTCGTTCTGTGCAGCAGTAT